GCCTGTGCTATCTGCGGAGGGGGAGGCGGTATCTTCCCACGGCGAAGAAGTATCCCGTACGCCCTCATTACCAGAGGCTCAAGGAACTCATGCTGTAGCCGTGAATAGGTCGGGCCGAGTATCCGCCTGTTCTCCTCTACCCTCTGCATTACCTCCGTGGCTGTCATCCTGTCCGCACGTATCAAGTTGATGGCATCGTAGAAGAATGTGTCGTTGATGCTGTTCTTAACCTTCTCAAGCAGAGCGTCCGTGACGGGGATAGACCTTCCGTCCACTATGTAGAGCGGTTCAAGTTTCGCCGCACCCCTCGCCCTCTGGTTGATATGGGCAGGGGATGTGTTGACGGGGTTCAGATACGACTTGTACTCCATGTCGATGGGGGGGCGTATGATTATCTCCGCCGCTTCAAGGATGTCCTTGGTCATGGCGTTGGCGGTCTTTATGTCCGGCAACCCCTCCATGCCAGGGCCTCTTCCCCATATCTCTCCGCTAGCGGTAGCCCACCGTGTAACGTAGGCGGGGAACTCGTAGTACCCCGACTCCTTCAGCAGGTGCTTCCACTGTGTCGCTATCCACACGGAAGCGAACGGCTTGTCCAGTTTGTTGTACTTGTCGTAGTCATCCTTCGGGAACACGGCGTGTATGAGTTGTATCCCCTCTTCGGGCTTCTTCTCCGCAAGTTCACGTATCTTGTCGTTGCATGCCTCTTCCCCAAAGTATTTCAGCGTGTTCCTCGCCGACATCTCAAACTCCCTGTGAAGCACGTCGATGTACCCCTTGTGGTTCTCAAGGATGGCGCACTGTATCAGGGGGAGCGCGTGGAACACAAAGTCCGGCCCCTCGTCGCCGTCGTTCTCCTCGTGGAAGAGAACCCCTGTCCCAAGGGATGGCAGGTCAAGGTAGAACTCGTGCGCCTTCGTGTGGAAGTTGGAGTCGTTGATAGCGTCCATGATTAGTTCGGTAACATGCTCCACCCACATGAGTATGTTGTGATCTTCCATGAGGCTGAGCGGAGATATCTTCAAGGACAGCCATTTCTGCGAAGGGTTGGTGAGCATGGAGTGAAGGGATGCGGCAAGACGGGCATTGGCACGGGGAGCCGTGGAATCGTAAATCTCCCCCCTGCGCTTTGCCCCCTTGCTCTTGAAGTACACATTGTGCCGTGGAACTATCCTGTTGGAGATCTCGTCCCAATGGGATTCCCACGGTGCACGCAGTTCCTTTATCCTTGTGTGCCTCTCAAGCACCTTTAGCACTATCGGTTCATTCATACGCTACTCCCCCAACAGGGTTTTCCTCTTCACCGTTGCGGAACCCAGATCCTTTCCGGCGGTGAGTATGGTGGATTCGTAACCCTTCCTCTTCGCCGCCTTGCGCTTCGCCGCAGACTCCGCCGCAAGTTCTCCCCCTGCCGTATCCGGCTTGGCAGGCATTTGGGGGTTGGGCATCTTGGGCGCACTCTGCCCCAGCGCCGCCACCGCACTCCCGGCCCCCGCAAGACCCTGTAACCACATCAATGCTGTTTCAGCCATTAAGCCTCACCACCTTCCGTAGTCTTCCTCCCCGAAGGGGTTGAAGTCACATACCGCCTTTACCTGCAACTCATCCTCCGCAACTGGAGGCACAACACCGAGGTTCGGATGGAACATGTTAGCCATGCAGTCGAGCATGTCGTCGTGCATGGTGATGCCGGGAGCGTATATCCCGTACTCGTTGTTGATGAAGTCCTGTACCACGTCCACCTCCACGCCCTCCCAGTTCCGGCGCACTACGCTCTCCGGCAGGAGGATACGCCCCTCACGGAACGGGGCGAACAGCCACGCTATCCTTTCAGCCTTCGCAACGGGAATGGATAGTTCCTGTATATTGAAGACGAAGTTGCGCTTTCTCTGGACATACTCAATATGCTCTATGTCGCTCTGCATAGCGTACTTCTCGTACCCCACAAGCAGGGGCCTGTACTTGCGCACGAGGTTGAACAGTTCATCGGTGCGCTCATCGAGGTTCATCTTGTCCTTCACCATGTCGATGACCCTGTAAACCTCGTCACTGCCTAGACCGAAGACGACCATAGCCGTGTAGTCCCGCCCCTTCTTTTTGGATCCGGCAGGGTCAACCACGAGATACAGGTTCAGGTCGGTCAGGTTGTAACGCCCCGTGGCGGGGTCGGGATGCCAATGCTTTATCCAGTCAAGGTTGAAGGATGACTCCATTGCCGCTGATGGGTTCAGGAGTATCTGACAGGCGAATGTCTGCGGCCCCATCGAAGCCCTCTTCTGCTCCAATGTCTCTCTGTTCCAGAAGAGCGGTGTCCCGTCGGGCAAAACCCCCGGACGGTGACGCAGTATTGCCGAATGCCTGTCGATGATGGTCTTGTAGGTATCCTGGAAACTCCACCGTGTGCCGATGTAGCGTATCCTTCCACCGGCGGAGGTGAGGTTCAACGAGTCCTCCCACGCCTTGGTGGTCTTGTTTATCATCTCCGCAGTTGTAACGGATTCCCTCGTCACAACGTCGTCATAGACCATGAGGTCGAAGTGCCGTCCCGTAGGCTGGTTGTCCACCAGACCCCACGCCTCTATGGTGGCCTCCTTGGGGTTCCCCTTGCGCTTTACTATGATGTTCTCCTGCGTCCATGACGGCGATTCTTTCTTGGGATTCTGCCACAATACGTCAGGGAATAATGCCTTTAACAGTTCATTGCTTTCCAGTTCACGCTTAATCTGTCCAAGGAAGTCCATCGATATCTCACGCTTGTGGGAGAAGATGCCCACGGTAAGTTCGGGATTCTGCAATATGTTCTGTATGGTGAGGCCGAAGGTGATGATAGAACTCTTCCCATGCTCTCGGCTCCACAGGTCTAAGTGCCCGTCGGGGTCTTTTTGTACTTCCCTGCACCTGTCGAAGTACCAGTTCTCGTTGAACTCGTCGTTGACGGGAACATCTATATCCGCGCGGTTAAGCACATGCACTAGTAAAAAAAAGAGGTCATCGAGGCACAACTGCCTCAAGACCTCCACCACTACCCTGCGGTTCTCATGCTCCAACGCCTCGGCTATCGCATCAAGGTAGAACCTGTTAGCCCGCCCCTTCGGTTTCAACCACGTCAGAGGCCCCACGGTACCGCTCCTCCAGTCTGTCCCTTATCGACATTGCGTAAGTCCTGACAAGTTTCACCCTGTCCTGTTCCTCTATTTCGTCCACCTTCGAGGCGACCTTGACCCTGAGGTCAATCAGTTTCGACAGGCTCGAAGCGTCCTTTTCAGTCTTCTCGTTGCGGTTCTGTATCGTGCTTATGGCGGCATCTATGAACTTCAATGACTTCCTGTTCAGCGATGCCGTGTCGAATTCGGGAATGGTGTCGCCAAGGAGACCCATCGCCCCCAATTCATCCACCATCCGTGCGTCCCACATGTACTTGTCCGACCATCTCTTTATCGACACATATGTCGGGGTCTTGCCCATCGAGTGAAACACCCTGTTGATGTTCCTCTCCGGCCCCATATCCCTGTAGCACTCGTAGTAGGGAATCACTTTCTCCGGCATGTCCGGGAACTTCTTCTTCATGAGAGTCCCTTTCTCAACGCCATGTCCGCAACGGCGAGGTCGAACTCGTCGTCTATGTCAACACCCCTCCATGAGACCACGTAGGGAACCCACGGCTGTACGAAGGCCACCCCTCCGGCTTCCATGAAATCCGCCACCCTGTTGACATACACGCTCCCCGTCTGCTTGTAGAACTTAGGCAAAGACTGCCTTGGAGCGTTGAGATATTCCTCCCCGAAGTATGGCGTTATCCCGAATCCAGGCATCTCTATGAGGCTCTTCATGGGATGCTCGTCATGGGTGGAGATGGTGGAACATGAAGCGGCATCCTTGTTGATGCATGTCGCAAGGCATCCGTCTATCTCCGACACCCTTCTCATGGGACACGTAGGCTGTAGTATCACCACGTAGTCATAGGCGAAGTCAAAGACGGAGAGCGCATGGAGCGCAACCTGCTCTATCTTCGCATCGTCCGTGGCATACTCTTCCGGCCTCTCCACCACGGAACACCCAATCCCACGGGCAACCCCCGCAATGGACGAGTCCTCCGTTGACACCACTATGTCGTCAACGAACCTTGACTGCCTCGCCACCTTCACAGACCAGCCGAGAAGCGGAACCCCGGCTACCATGCGGATGTTCTTATGCTTCAGCCCCTTGCTTCCACCACGGGCAGGTATTACCGCAAGCACCTTCTGTCCCTCTATCAAGGCCAGTCCTCCCTTCCAACCTACTGACTGCTGTTCACCACATTGGCGTTACATACTTCCCCACGTACCATGATTCCTCTGTCTCCCGGCATCCCACAGAACACCGGGGAGTATAGTTGCGACTGTTTTGCCAGGCGGGGACAGTCGCCACCCTTTATTCGACTGTTGTGCCGGCGGGGACAGTCGCCACCCCCTATTACATGACTAATGCCGCCCACCCGAGTGAACGGCATCGTTACTCCTTCTGCCCACTTAATTGGCAGATGAGCTACTTATTGGTGGGGGCCAGGGGGCCACATGGCGGCCATCCTAAATGGTCGCACTGTGTACGTCACAGACGCCGTGGCCTTGTTCCCTCGCTTCCCCCATTTGGTGGAGGTGGGGAGAATTGAACTCCCGTTAGGTGTCCGCGCTATGCGCCGAGACCTCTTCCCTGTCACCCCCGCTACCACATCGGCTCAACGTACTTGCCGATAAACCACGGCTCTTCTTCCCGCTTCGGTTGCCATCCGTCGAACTGACAAGTATTGCTTGACTGTTCCACCCCTTCGGTATCTCCCAACTGTTTCTCCATCAACTCAAGCCCCGCTACCACGGGGTCAACACAATCCATTCACTTCCCCATTACTCTTTTGCCTTCCTCCCCGGCTTTTTCCTGACCTTCCCCGCAACCTTCTCATAACCAATCAGCCATTCCCCGTAAAGGTCACTCTCCTCACGTATAGGACATTCCTCCGGCTTTATACCAAGACCCCCATCTACCTCCCCAAGACACCTAACGTAGTAACCACGCACCTCTTCGGGCAAAATTGATTCCCTCCATTCACCACCAATGTATAACTCTGTGATTTTTCATTGTGACAGGTGTGTGTGTATTCCACCACCACCACGCATCCCAATGGGGGAGGGTACCCCCCTGGCTAAAAACACATAGCTCCATCGGTGGCAGAAGTAAACTAACCCCTACCAATACTGAACTAACAGCTCTCAACACAGTGTAACTTAAGACCCCTTATAAGACAGCGGGGTATTAGGGGTGAACTAAAGCGGGGTTGGTGGTACAGGAATGGTAGTAACTGGTACTAATGTTAGGTGAGGCTAACAATGTTAGTAGTGTGTGAACGTTTATTGCCCCCACCACAATCACCTACTTGTACTAATCACTCTTAAAGCCTTGGTACGACTGGTATTGTATCAATTGGTAGTCTATCAATGCCCCTGGTATGTCTTGGCTTGTATTATATCGCCAGTGATACCAGGGTAATATATAATCACCAGCCCCCACCCCCGGCCTTATACGGTGATTGCTCCCGACTGCCCCTTACCCATGAAGCCCATCCCGGAGTAGATCTAAGCCGGTAAAGCGCAATAAAAAAGCCCCGGAAGGGAGAACCTCACGGGGCTGAATCGGTCTCAAGACGCACTTGTGTCATCGTAAGCAAGTATACCACGGAAAGGGTAATATTTGGTCGACTTCGTTACATTGGAGCAAAAAATGAGTCTTAAGTCCTATTACAGGCACTAATATTGATAGATAAATGGGTCTGTAGTCCTATTGTGATATGGCTGGTAGGGTGTATCTTGGTATCAGTGGATAGGTACTGAACAACATAAGGAGGGGTTGAAATGGATATCAAGGTTATCAAGCAAGACGGTGGCAAGCTGGAATTGGCCCCATTTAATCAGGGGATAGCAATGGACGTATTCGAGTGCGAGGACCTGTTTTGGTCTGACCTGTATTTCGAAACATTTGGTACAGAGTGGTGGTATCTGGTCGACTACAACACGGGGCTTGTGTACTCCATGACGGACTACCACTACGACCATGTGAAGGAACTCGCGATGGGCAAGTCGGTCACTCTGGAACCGTGCGGGAATACCGGTCAAGACGAATACCAGACCATAGAGGATATCGAGGATCAGACAACGGTTATCCCCGTTGATGGCGACAGGTTTATAATCCAGCAGTTCTAAATGGCAAGGTGGTTTAATGCGCTGGACACCTGCTACACTCGGCCGGGAGGCTGGAAAACTCGGCCTCCTGGTCACGCCGGAACAAGCGGAGGGAGCTGTCATTTACCGGTCGGTTGTTCACTTTCGCCGGAGGGGTTTATCCCTTCCGGCTTTTTTGTTGCCTGGATCCCCATAATCGCCCCAGAGACAGACAAGGGCTACAGTGTAACAGGGGAGTCTATCAAGGCACGGTTAGAGGCGGTCAGGTTAAGACAGGTTAGAGGCTTGCCAGGGTATCGAGCGCAAGCATAGGGCAATCGTTGGGCTACTACCGTTTCCGCTTCCGGGCAGTTGAAGCATAGGGCACTATCACGGGGGGGATCGTCGAAACCTTGAAAGCCAGGGTAACGTCATCCTCCCCTATCGTTGCGGAGTCTATTAGGGCAATCGTTGGGCCTATAGTCCTATATTTACAGGAAAAAATGAGACTTGCCAATTGTATTGCAGTGTGTATGATAGGTTTGGACCTTGACAATACGCAGACCACAGCAGACAAGCAAAATACCGCAAGAGTTAGCCGTGGATGCGTTGCGAAATAGTAACAGGCTTTTACTACAAACACCATGAAGGGAGTGGCAAAGTCATGCAAGTCTCCTTTGACGCGGAGTACTTCACGGAGAAGCCACGGTGTGAGACGTGCCTCTATTGGGATCGTTACAATGGGCAGGGGGTGTGTGAGAAGACCGATGAGAAGAAGTGGCCTGGGGATGTCTGCGAGGAGTGGTCACAGTGATTACAGCTACGGTGTTTTTAGTGCTGACACAATACGGATGGGTGGTGGTGTTTTGAGGAGTAATCTAGCGTTTGATGGGAACTTGCGTTTGTGGAAGCATGGAGAGGGGGAGCCAACCTATTTTGCCGAGTTTGAGCGTGATGGCAAACGCTACGAGGCATCGGGGGATACTCCCCCCCTTGCTGTGCGGAGGCTGTTTGATGAGTTGGTTGACAGGGGGTTCGTGGCATGAAGTGGCCTACACGGGAGTTTCTGGAGTGTCCCGAGTTTGAGCGGGCATGGTGTGTCACCTGCCCTTATGAGGATTATACGATGTGTGTCTTTGAGCCGTCTGACGTGGCGTGTAGGCGTTACGCCGAGAGGGAGAGCCTGGAGCAGGCCCTTGATGACCTGTGCGAGGAATCCATGGGAGATGAGTGCCAATGTGCGTAGACAAGGTGGCCTTGGCACGAATGATAGCCGAGGGGAATGAGCGGTACACCCCTGACGAGGTACGGGAGATATTAAGGGAGGTTGAGAAATGCATGTCATCAGAGCATCAAAGATAGGCCACCCCTGTATCCGCAACATCTGGTACTCCTCCGTTGGGGGTATTGAGGAGGACTTTACCAAGGAAACCTTACGCATCTTTGAGGTGGGAACCGTCCTTGAGAAGGTGGTCGTTGGTTGGCTCCGTGAGGATGGTTGGGAAGTGTACCACAACGAGGGTAGCCAAGAGGCCGAATGGGAGATTGCCGTGGAAGTCCATGGCGGTGTAATCAAGGGACACCCTGACTGCATCATCACCCGTGACGGTATCTCCCATCTAGGCGACGTTAAAACCATGAACTCCCGTGCCTTCAAACTTTGGTACGAACAGGGCACGTTGGCGAAATACCCCCAATATTACCAACAGTTGCACCCTTACACCTATGGGGCAAAGTTGGACAGTTGCGCCATCATTGGCATGTGTAAGGATACCTCGCAGTACAAGGTGGAGATCATGCCCTACAGCGCAAGGGTAATGCACGAGATTATGGCGAAGGCGGAGTACATCCTAGGCTGTGATACAGCCCCTATGCCGGATACCCTGCCCAATTGGGCGTGTAACTACTGTGGGTACAAGCGCATGGGTGTGTGTCCGGGATTTAAGGGATTGGAGGGGATGGAATGAGCGAGGAAACAGCGGTCATCAACGCAGAGTATTCCGTGGCAGAGATTGAACCATCGCATGTGCAAGCCATGATGACACGGATTGCGGAAATGCGTGCAGTAGTGCAGAAGAACCTCGTGGAAGGTCACGACTACGGCAAGATTCCAGGATGCCCAAAGCCTTCATTGTGGAAGCCCGGAGCGGAGAAGATACTCATTCTCTTCGGGCTGGCCTCCGAGTACGAAATCATCGACAAGGTGCAGGACTACGAGAAGGGGTTCTTCGCCTTCACGGTACGTTGCTTCCTCTCACGGAACGGTATGCCCGTTACGCAGGGGGTCGGGCATTGCAACACGAAGGAACGCAAGTACCAAAAGAGCAATCCCTACGACCTCGCAAACACGGTGTTGAAGATGGCGAAGAAACGGGCACAGGTGGATGCAACGCTGACGGTTGCAAGCCTGTCCGACATATTCACGCAGGATTTGGAGGATTTACAGGACATAGACAAAGAACCTCAACCCAAGCCGGAGCCACGCAAGCCGGAGCCACCTAAACCTACCCTCATGGATGAGTTTAACGCACTCAAACAGCGTTATGTCACGGTTACAGGTAATGTGCCCCATGCCGAAAACGCCATGAAGAAGGTGGCAGTAGCCGGCAACCATTCCAAGATCACACGGGAGTACCTTGACGCACTCGTGGAGGACATACTGGTCAGGGAACACGCTAAAACTGATAGTGTCGCAGAGTAGACAGGTGGTGACATGGATTGGCGTGGATTGAGAGCCATCAGAGTTTATCACGGCATCGCAAGACACTAAAGACCGCCGGTCGTTTGTCGGTCGACCGCCATAAACTCATCGGTCATCTGATGGAGTTATGGTGGTGGGCCTTGGATAACGTGGGGGTCGAAGGCCGGTTGACCGAAATGACACACACAGAAATTGCGTCTGCTTCTCAATGGGATGGCGACCCGAAGGAGTTTTTGGATGCTCTTATTTACGGCGAATTTATTGACGAAACAAGCGGTGGATTAGTCCTGCACGACTGGTACGACTACGCCGGCAAGTTGATAGAGTCCCGTGAAAGGGAGCGTGAACGGTCAAGGAAAAGAAGGGAAACGACCAGCGGTCAACCGGCGGTCGACCAACGGTCAACCGTTGGCACCGTACCTAACCATACCGTACCTAACCATACCAATAATAAAACACTTGTCACTCCTGTGGAGCGACGTGAGTTGCGTGAGCTTGCGAAGGGCAGGGAAGAAGGATTCCTTGAGTGGTGGAATGCATATCCCCGTAAAGGAGATAAAAAAAGAACCCGTAAGGTCTGGGAGAAATTATTCCCCCTCAAGGAGAAGCCGGAAAGGTTGGAACAAACATTGCAGAACCTGTGGCTACATACGGAGGCGTACAAGAGGGAAGTTGCGGGGAAAGAGAAGCAGTTTATAAAACTCCCTGCGACATTCCTCAACGCCATTGATGTATCGGAACCACCGGAATAGGAGGTGATAATATGAGTGATCTAAAACCAATAGCCACCGATGAATTGGTAAACATATTCCTCCGCAACACAGAGTACGCCACGTTGGATGAACTCAAGGAAGCCACGGATAAAAAAATCATGGAGTGGATGCACAAAACCTTCCCCGACAGAACCGTCACCTTCTCCATCATGGACGGGGTTGATGGACAGGGATATAACCGCATCGACTTTTACCAGGCGATGGTACAGGAGGATGTGTGCCGTGAGTGTAAAGAGAAGGGTAACTTCATCCGCTGTTTGAGTGGTGGCTACCTGTGGGATGTGGAAGTAACCCGCAATGGGAGGTTCCGTGTTGCCCCACGGATGTGCGGTCTCCGCAGGACAGCGATAGAAGACCGTGAGAGGGCTAAACAGAAGCCGAAGGAGCCAACGATACAGGCCAAGAAGTGGTGGGGGAAAGACCATGAGTAGAGACACCGTAGCCAAGAAGATAGTCGCCCTTGACGGCTACGAGAACATGACACAGCGTGAGATAGCATCGGCTATAGGCGTGTGTCAGAGCACGGTGCATAAAACAATCAAGCAGAAAAATATTCCACAGGGTAAACACAGCCACGAGAGAGCCATATACGCCCGAGAAGTGGACGA